AGTCTCCCGATTGCAACCATCCACGCGAACTCCGCGCAATCGCCTTTCAGGTGCGAAAACTGGAGGATCGGATCAAGCAACTCGAATCCGAGAACGACGCTCTCCGCGCCGATCTGCTGCTGTGGGACAAAGCTGGCATCGGATTTACCACGGAGGACAAGCCGTGAACCTCAACGATTCCCAGCGCAAGCTCATCACCAACAGCATTTCCACTGTTTGGAAGGGAAAGCGCGAATGCCCGATCTGCATCCCCACCACCGTTTGGGGCATTGGAACCCTCGTTGAGGTCCGAGAGTTCAACGAAGGTAATCACTGCCCCGGCGCAGCCATCACCCCACTGATACAAGTCGAGTGCCAAAACTGCGGGTACACCGTTCTGTTCAACGCCATTGCATTGGGTGTCGTTGACCGAGACACCGGCAAGGTGAAGGAGGGAAAGCTGTGAGCGATACACCAAGGACGGATGCTGTCGATGCTTACATACGAACAAGAAGAGAGTTTTCAATAACAGACCATCAAGTGTGGCAAGAACATGGTGAGCATTTGGAACGAGAACTCAACGAAGCCAACAAAACAAACAGACTCCAATACGAACTGATAACGACCGCAGAAAAGCGTGGAGTAGATAAAAGTAAAGAGGAACTCAATCGTCTCAACGACCGCATCAAACAACTCGAAGCCAAAGTGGACGAACTCCACGACTTGGAGAAATGGTTGGAGGGAAGATGATTGTACCCATCGGCCCTGCCGCATTCGTGTTCCGTCACAATCGAACCGGCCAGATTGTCGTCGCACCCAGCGAGCGGTGGCATGAGTACTACGACAAAAAGGAGGACTGGGAACATACTGCGAGCGTGAATGCTTGCGGAGCTTTACAGTACATCATCGACGCCAAACCGGCTGAGAGGAACCGATACATCAAGTCACTTACGGAGAAACCATGAAGGTTAAAAAGAAAAGCACAGTCATCACAATCGACTCAGAACTTCATTCCGAGCTGCGCGCTGTTAGCGAAAAGCATGGAATCAAGATCGGATTTCTCGCTGAAAAAGCGGTGAGAGAACTGCTGGCAAAGATGAGCAATACGACGCAAGTAAGCGCATCCTTGACGGCAGTCACCCATTAGTAAGCGATTCGTACCGTGTGGTACGGACAACACCCTCTGGCCGTCATGAAGCGGCGGTCGGAGGGACAAATTTCCTAAAACTATGAATCTAAGAGAATACCAACAGAAAGCAGTAGAGTGGGCCAAAACTAGCGATGGTCTGATCATCGCACCGGCTGGCAGCGGTAAGACCTGGATTGCCGCGAGCATCATCAAGCACTTCCAACATAGCTTGGGTGGGGCTAGATTTGGCTGGCTCGCTCCAACCCGCGAGACATGTCAGCAAGCGCGCACCTCGCTCCGTGTTGCCGGTGTGCCTGACGAGATTGTGGATATCCGCTGTCCGTATGAATCAGTGGACTTCAGTAACAAGAACCTTCTCATCGTTGACGAAGCGAAGCACAGCCCTGCTGCCGGATGGCGTCGCATCATCGAGTCCTGCAAAGGCTTTCGCTACGGCTTTGACGCAACTCCTTGGGGCGACGACCCAGAACGGAACACGGTGACTCGAACGCTATTCCGCAATCGTCAGTACGAAATCAAGCGAAGCGACATCGGCGATTCATTGGCCGACGCTTACCTCGAAATCAGCGATGCCACCGACCTCAACATCCAGCAGAAGATCGATGACAACATCGACCGGCTTTTTGTAACAAGACGGCGGTACATGCGGATAAGTGATGACGAATTAAAACGTATGTGCGCTTGGGAATCCTTGGTGGACATCGGAATCTGCCAGAACCGAGACAGGAATGCGTACGCCGTCGATTACGCGCTTGAGCATCTGGACATGCAGACGCTCATCCTCATCCCACGCATCACGCTAGGAGAGGAATACGAGGCGGCGATTCCACGTTCGCTCCTTGTCCACTCCAAGATCGGCAAGAAGCAGCGCAAGGCGGCGATGGAGGAGTTCAAAGCCGGAAACCTGCGAACCATGATTGCCACATCATTGGCCGACGAAGGACTCGATCTTCCGAATGTCGAACTGCTCATCATGGTGAGCGGCGGTCGGTCGTCGCAGAAGACGATTCAGAGGGCGAGTCGCGCATTGCGAAAAACAGATTCCAAAAACTGTGCGACAATCGTTGATTTTTCGGACAAGTTTCACCCCATCGGAGCGTTCCACGCAAAGAAGCGAATGAAATGCTACCGTGAACTAGGTTGCGTATTTTTACAATGAACACGATGAACGAAGTGACTTCCGCTTCACCAAGCGAAAACTCAGTCTCCCTTATTGGGGAGTTAAGAGCCACAACCAGAAAATCAGAAACAAAAACTGGCGCACTAATGGTTCGCCGCGTGATTTCAATTGCCCGACACTGGACTGACCAAGACGGTCGTTTAATTGAAGATTACGATGATTTTGAGCTTTCTTCTTGGGGTGGAGTTGCGGAACGGATGTTGGAGATATCAACCGGATCTTTGGTGAGAGTTAGAGGCAGGGTAAAAGTAGAGCGATGGATAGATGGGGCGGAGACTAAATCTGCCGTTCGAATCGCCGCTGAACACGTTCAAGTTCTTTGCCTCTAAGTACTAATTATGAAAAAATGTTCTGGATGTGGTCTTGAAAAGAATTTGGAGTGCTTTTCGAAAAAAGTGTCATCGAAAAACATTTTGCAGTCGAAATGCAAGACATGCAGTTTGCTCTATCAGGCTGAATACAGATCAAAAAACTCAGAAAGATTACTTCTGCAAAGAAGAGAAAAATACCAGAAGATTAAGTCCGATCCTGTTCGTCGCGCTATATATCTTGAATCCATAAAAATCAACACCGTGCGCTCCCATCAGCGGAATCCAGGAAAACAGCAAGCAAGGATGGCTGTTGATTATGCCATCAGAAAAAATCAGTTAATCAGGCCAAATTTTTGCAATGAATGTGGTGTTCCGTGCAAGCCTGAGGCGCACCATGAAAGCTATGAAAAAGATCAATGGCTGAACGTGAGATGGATGTGTAGATCCTGTCATGCAGCCAACCACAGAAAACACAAAGTACTAAGCGAATGAAATCAAACCAAACAATCGTTGCGGTCGATCCTGGTGTCGGAGGCGGATTCGCGGTCAAAACAGCAGATGAAATTTTGCTCTTTCCAATGCCCGAATCATTGCCCGATATGGCGCAACTACTAAGCGGATTCAAATTAGCAGATAGCCACTTGTGGATTGAGAAAGTTCCCAAGTTCGTGTCTAAGCTGACACCCGCCGCAAGCGTCGCAACACTCCATGAAAACTACGGCATCATCCAAGGACTGGCCTACGCTCAAGGGTATGCGCTTCACCGAGTTGAACCCAAGATCTGGCAGGAACCTCTCGGACTCGGCGGTAGAAAGGCGTGCGCCACTGGTCCTGAGTGGAAGCGAAAGCTAAAATCGAAGGCTCAGGAACTATATCCGAATCTGGATGTCAGTCTCAAGAACTGTGACGCCCTGCTCATTCTCCATTACGCTCAAGGAGGCGGCAGATGATTCGTAGGATGAATCGGCCACCGTCGCCTGAAGAGCTGAAGCAAATGCTCATCGCCGCATTCGCTATGGGCGTCGTCATCACTAGCGCGTACTTCATTCTCTTTGTCCTCAAATGAGCCAAGAACTCGAAGACATCAAAGAAGAGCTGGCAGAGTACAAATGGATTTCCAAGGAGCTTGCGAAAGCACTTGGCTGCGGATGCACAATCGGAGGAGACTTCGATCTATGCATCGACTGCACCGACACGCAGAAAGCATACAAACGAATACAGAAAATATATGAGCCTAAACAGTGCGAACAAAATAGTCAGAATCGCTGAAGCCGATGAATCAACGCCACGCATCGATTTCGCGTACATCGACAAGAAGTATAAGGAATGGCTTGTCCGCCGTGGATTCGCCAGCGAAGAGCAAACTGAACTCGGCATGCGACGTTCCGAAGGTCGTCGCGGTCGTGCGGTCAAACGAATCAATTCCGATGAAAGCATCTGAAATATCCCGAGAACAACTCTTGAAGGAAGCTCCGCGCCTCATTGACTATGCGATTCTTCGAGGTTGGATGAGCAAGCCAGCGAAGCCAAAACGCAGCGTGGATGGCGGATGGCAAGCGGTTGGAGTCGGCCATCTCGACGACGCTTCTGAAGATGAAATACAAGAACTCAGGAAACAGCTCAGTGGAGGTTGAACTCCTGTCCGACGACGTAGAAATACGCATCGGAGAAACCAAGTGGTCAGGCGTGGCCTACATGCGCGAGGGCAAGGCCAAGATCTACGTTCGAACGAAAGCTGAATTCAAAGCTAAGTTCGTCCTGATAGATGCGAAGCCCTAAACTTTACATCGCCGCACAAGAGCAGCTCTTTGCGAAGTTTCAGTCACGCTCCATCGCCATTCAGCATTGGAGCAAATATCTGATGACTCCCAAAGAGCTTGCTCTCCTTTTCAGCAAGTTAGAGAAATCAAATTCAGTCCTCTCCGAAATCGCCAAGACCGATCTTGGTCGAAGCGGGGAGATAGCGAGAAAACAACTTGGAATCGAATGAATCAATCAAAAGTAGATCGTGCGCGCGCATGGCTGCGTAACACGCCAGGAGCCGTCTCAGGTCAGAATGGGCATGGAGCAACCTTCGCAGTAGCAACCTCGCTCATACACGGTTTTGAGCTGAATGCGGGGGATGCCGAAACGCTCATGCATGAGTACAACTCGAAATGCCTCCCGCCGTGGAAGCCGCATGAACTGGCCCACAAGCTGAACGAGGCCGCAAAAGTAGCGCACGACAAGCCGCGTGGCTGGCTTCTGGAATCGCATCCCGGCATCGGTCAGGGTGGCACTCCCGTATCGCCTACCGGCAAGTTTGTGGTGCGGAAGATCCAAGCAATTCCGCAATCGGACTTTCGATTTTCAACCATAGATTTCTTAAAAGCCTGCTTCGAACCGGACGAAGTTGTCTGCATCTGCAATGACATCGTAAGCGACGACGAAGGTCGGACTCGACCAAACTCCAAGGGTACATTTCTCAAGCGCGACGAATGGATTGAGAAGCATTTCACGCCGCCAATTAGTTCCATGTGGAACGGTCCTGACAGCCGTGGCGCTTACGTCCGCGTCAACCCGTGCTTCGATGAGAGCGGTTCTGATTCCGGCGTGGCAGCGTTCCGCCATGTCCTGGTCGAGATGGACGAGAAGACCAAGGACGAGCAATGGACGATCCTCAAGGAGTCGAAGCTGCCCATGTCTGTCGTCATCGATTCCGGTGGCAAGAGCTTGCACGGCTGGGTGCGAGTCGAAGCGGCGAACAAGGAGGAATGGAGCGAGCGTCGTGATGTCGTCTATCGCCAGCTAGAGACTCTCGGCATCGATCCGAAGAACAAGAACGCGAGCAGGTTCAGCCGTCTTGCCGGTGTGATGCGCGATGGAAAGGAGCAGAAGCTGTTGGCCATCAATGTCGGGTCGGTCAACTGGGATGCATTCACGGACTATCTGGAGTCGCAGGACATGCCTCAGGAGTTCTCGCTCGATAGCATCATCGAGTACGACCCTAAGAATGATCCTGACAATCTGATCGGCGACAGATGGCTACGTCGCGGTTCATCGCTTCTCTTCGTCGGCCAAAGCGGTTGCGGCAAAAGCTCGATGGCCGCGTATCAGGGGATGAAGTGGGCATCCGGCGAAGCGTGGTTCGGCGTCAAACCTGTGCGCGCGCTCAAGGTGGCCTACATCCAAGCCGAGAACGACATTGCCGATCAGCATGACGCACTCAAAGGCGCTGCTCAGATGACGTTCGGAAAAGAGAACTGGGAGCGAGGATTGCGGAGTGTTGACATGCTCTTCTTCCGCGAAACGGTTCGCACCGGAACAGACTTCGCCACAATGCTCCGCCGTCTCGTTCGCAAGACCAAGGCTGACGTTGTTTACATCGATCCGCTGCTCTCCTACATGGGCGGCAATCCTGCTGACATTGAGGTATGCGCGAACTTCACGCGACATCTGCTCCAGCCGATTATGATGGAGACAGGCGTTGTCCTGGTGCTTGTCCATCACTTCCCAAAGCCGAAGGGCAAGGATGACAAGCCTGAGAGCGTGGCAGATTTGGCCTACTCAGGATTCGGATCGTCGGACCTGACGAACTGGGCGAGAGAGGTGATTGTGATGAAGGAGGTTGGATTCAACAACCCGCGCAAGTTCATGCTCGGCATGGCGAAACGGGCAGACCGTTCCGGCATGACGGACAAAGACGGAAAAGTCACCGGATCAATTATGATCCAGCGTGGTACAGGCGGCGACATCTCATGGAACTACGCGGAGCCAGAGAAGTTCGTCGTTGATAAGGAGTCGGTTAAAAAGCCGTACTCCAAGGGAAAGTATCCTAAGCGTTAGCCTTCTCACGCTCAGCACGGCGACGACCTTTCGCAGCGAGCGATTGGAACTTTGCCTTGCCTAGCTTCTTGCGTCCGATGTAAGCCGCAAGTGCGCGAGGCTCTCTAACGCCCTTCTTCTCAAGGCTGCTGATGAGCTTCTCGTAACGTCCGCCACCACCAAGTTTCATCTTATCCATAAATTTACCAGGATTTGCAACTCCAGTGCCGAGGAGTCGTTTTATCGGTTGCCGTCGCGCAGTTATGCCGCGCGCGGAAGTTCTTACGACGCTCAGGATTCGACTTCTTGATCGTCATGTTGGCGTCTCCAAATCGAACCTTGATGACGTTGCCGTTGTCGTTCTTGACGTAGACAGCACTCTTCTTCCGCTCGCCAGGAGTGTAGAACGGTTTGTTGAGCGTCACCTTCTTGCCCTGATAGGTGTTACCTTTTTTGGAGAGGGAGGTTTTCATCGTTCAAGGTTCTGGAGTTCGTCGATGTCGGGTGATTCCTCACCTTCGGTGGCAACGACAGCTTGAGCAGTTCCACGGAGAACAGCATTCAGCTCATCTTTTGACAATCGACCGATTGGCTTCATTGCAAGTTCTCTCAACTGAGGTGTTGAAAGAAGGTATGAAGCAATCTTGTATTTTACGCGAGGAGCCAACTTAACCATCTGGGCCGCTTGATTCGCAGTTCCAATAGGACCAACCCGAGCGACGCCACCAACCGCTGCACCAACCGCTGCGCCAGTAGTTCTGGCCATCGCCTCCACAAGCGGATCGTTCGATGCGATTGGAGTCTTTAGATTTTCGAGTTTTGAAACATTGTCCAAGACTGACTTGAGTTTAGAAACCTTTCCTCCCCCAAGTATTGCATCAGCGTAATTTCGAACATCACTTGCTTTTCCGACAATCGACTCACCAGCAAGTTCAGACGCCAACTGCTTTGAATTTAGAACACCCGATGTGGTGTACTTTTCGATCAAATCATTGACGTATTGAAACTGAAGTTGCTGAACCAGTATTGGACTTTCGCGTCCAATCATGTCGAGGGCAGCTCGGCTTTGCTCTGGCGTGTATGAACCATCGACAATTCCACCGATGAACTTTTTAGGATTCTGAGAAACAATGTCAGTCACATCGCTTGACGATGCTTTCTTAAGCGCGCCAAGAATGGTTCCACGAAACTGCTTATCCCTTTCTCCAGCAGCTTTTATGGCTTCCGCAATCGTCTTTTGGATTTCGGGAGCTTTTGAGCCAAGCGCATCAGAAAGGACATTGGCATCTACGGTCAGACTTGAAACCACCTTATTAGGATCAAGCCCAGCCAAGGAGGACTGACGTTTTGCCAAGCCAGCAATTTGCTTTGCGTTCGGAAAGAATCGACTTTGGATTTCAGGCGCAAGCCCATTGATGTAGTTGACGACTTTGGAAACTGAAATCTCCCCAGTAACCGGATCGAGTCCAGACTTTGCAGCCTGATTGAACAGATATTCTTTCGCGGTAGAATCGATTGCCGCAGCGTCTTCCGGTCGAGCCGCACTCTTGATTGACTCCAGAAAAGTCGGAGCATCGGCAGACTCTAATTTGCTGGCGATTGAAGCAGGCCCGGCACCACCTTCTGCGCCGACATCTTTGATCAGCGACTGGATCTGACGACCAACAAATTTGTCTACGTTTTCGCGGTGGAACTTGTTTGCAACGTCGAGTTTTTCTCGAAGAGTTCCTGTTGGGAGATTAGAAATTGCATTGTCGATGTCCGTGGTGATTGCCTTGTAAAGGTCTTTCTTTGCCTTGTCTGAAAGGCCTGGAAGCAAGTCGTCCTTTCCGATGGAATCTCCAATCTGAGTGCGATATCTCCGAAGCGCATCAAGCGACTGATCTTCAGTCATGTTTCCGATAGCGGCCACATATTCGCGCGTACCTTTTGGATAGGTTGAAGGAATTCCGCGAGTTGCAAGAACCTCTTCCTTGGGAATCTGAAATCCAAACTCATCAACAAGTCCACCAGCTTGCTCCGGTGTTCCTTTAAACATCTGGACTGCTTGCGCGTCGATGTTGTTGGCCCACTCAGACATGCTTGGTGTTTTTACTGTCAGATTTTGATAAAAAGCATCATTCCGAAGCGCGTTGAAATTCTTAGTGTCGGTTTGCTTGAAGAAATCGTATCCAGCCTGTTGAAGTTCTCGAAACTTGTTTCCAAGAAACGAAGGTGTTGCGGCAGTGCCGGGAATCAGCGCATTGGCTGAGTTCTGAACATCAATCAAACCTTTGTCGATTGAAGGCTTCAACTGCGCCGAAAGCGTTCCGATTGCATCTTCGTAAGGCTTAGAAACGGCTCCAAGTCGCCTCCTCAAAATATCGACAGCACTCTTTGCCAGCTCGTCGGTTGTGATTCCAGTGTTCTTTCCGCCAAGCTCGGTGGCATTCAGGACGATCAGCCTCTTAAGGCTTTCCATGTGTTGAGGCGTCACCTCTGCACCAACTGGGGCGTTCTTGATTGCCTCAGCAAGCCCCGGCTCGCCAATCGCCTCAGCAACACCAAGTGGAACTCTTACACCAGTAGAAGACTCAATGATGTCGCGAAGCTGAGTAGTCTCTAGCGAACCAACCCTTGGAGAATATCTTGGTCGAAAGAATGTCGCCATCGCACCTTTGAACCCTTCTCCAGTGAGAAATTCTTTTGCAGCGATTGCTGGTTTTACCAACACTCTTCCTGTTTCAGTAAGAAGTGGGCCACCGATTGCTCCTACAGCAGTTTCTCTTAATCCAGTTTTTGCCGCCTCGCCATACTCCCCTCGAAGCAGTTCTGGGATAGCTTGAAACGCTCCAGCAGTTGCTCCCGCTGTTCCACCTACAGCTCCACCGGCAAGCAACCTTGTTCCTAGTGTTCCCGTTGTTGCAGCGGCAGTTAAAGCCTCTGGCAAAAATGCAGGAGCAATGGCACTGCCAACCAATCCAGCGGAAATTGCTAACTGTTCAGCAGCCCTTTTCTTTTCCTCCTCCGAGGTTGCAACACTAGGGGGAGCAGTCATAACACCGGGACGCTGGAAATATGGCGTTACATATTGCCCAGCCTGTCCTTGGACAGATTTCTGTTCTCCGATTTTACCAGCGTCATTAACAGCCGCTTGAAGCTGCTGCGGAGAACCAGCCTGAAACATGCTCGCGTAAGGATCAGCTCTAGTCCGTTGCGGAGCCTGATACTGGGCAGACATTGCAGACACTTCCTGAGCAGGTTGCGCTGTAGCCGGTTGAGCGGGTTGCTCTTCGGCGTAAAACTCTTCCTCAGTAATTTCCGTAGATGGCATGTTATTGTTTTCGGTAGAACTTGTTTCCGACCTTGTACTTGGTTCCAGATGGAACCGTTATTTCAGCCTCTTCAACCGAATTGAAAACAGGAGGCTGCTTCATCGCCGAAAAAACATCCGTAACTTGAACTTGGGGCTGAGTCTGTCCTCCTGGTTCTTGCTGCCTAGTGTCAACTTTTAGAACCTCTTGTTCTCCAATAATTCCAAACGGCGACTTCATGCGATCTTTCGCGTTTTGGAACAGTGATTTAAGGTCGCCCAAGCTTTGCTTAACTTGCTCTGGGCTTGAGGTAAGATAGCTGGTCTTAATCAACTCTTCAGCCCTTCTTGCGTCTGCATCGGTAAGACGACCCTGTTCAGATAGCAGACCACGGGCAACAAGCGGAGTTAAAGATCCGAGCTGTTGGCTGATCCTGATTTGCTCAGGATTCAGTCCGCCTCCAAATTTCGGCACAAGCGGGATTTTTTGGCCGACACTTCTCAAAGCGCCACCAACGCTAAACGCTTTGTCCACATCTGACGGCTTGATGCTTTCAATCAGATCAATGGCCGTATTGGCAGATTTAATTCCATTGAACAACAGGGTCTGAACTTGCTGCGGAATCGCCTTCCTGAACTCAAATTCTCCAGAAGGACCGACGATAATGTCCTGACCACTCTTAGCTGCCGCAGCTTTCAGAATTTGAAACTTAGCATCCTTCTGGTCTTCAGCAGATTGCTGCCAATCAGCAAGTGCAGCGGTCAATGGAGACTTTTGCGCTTGTTTTGCACGCATTGTCTGAATTGCTTGAAGTTCAATTTCAGGAGCAAGTCCAAGCGCCCTAATTGAATCTTCACTTGCAAGACCTGCAACCGAAGAAATTTTAGCAGCCTTTCCAAGCTGCTCTTCTTCTGTGCGCTTTTTAGCAATCAACGCATCATCAATGACGTACTTTCCATCAGCGGTGCGCGTTAATGCGTTGTATTTTCTGGCTTCGGCAATTCTGGACCTTTCAAGCTCATCGGTAAAAGCAGCAAGCTTCGTCTGCTCTTTGATAAGTTTTGCGCGAGCAGAGTATGGCTCCAAACCGTTGATTATCTGAGTCGCCTGCTGGTTAAACTGTTTTGACCTAAATCTAGGAAGAGCTGGCATCGCGCCATTTTCAGTGGCGTTGTTCAAAAAATCAGACACCTGCTGATTGAAGTTCTGAAAAGCGTCGTATTCCAGATTCTGCGCCTCCGACTCTGCAAGCGCATCCGCATACGCCTTCGACTGAATCTTATTCTGAAGATCCGCCTGACGCTGGCGCATGATCTGATCAGCCGTCTGCATCTGCAACTGCTCCATCATCCGCTGCTGCGTCTGCGCGCGGTCGAACAGCGATGCGCCTAGCTGAAACGCTTGAAGAGATTGGTCGGCCATAAGATTTAGAGTCCGAAATTGGACGAGCTGTATTCAGGGAATAGGCTGGTAGATTGCGGCCCTATTTCAGAGGTATTTGTTCTCGGAAAAGAATAAAGCTCAGGATCGTTCTGGGGATTGTAAGACGATGGCGGTCGATATCCCCCTGGCAGTTGAGACATCAACGCACTCGAAATTCCATATTGCGACAGCGCGCCGCCAACCTGACCACCAAATCCAGTGACAGCACTCTGCAACGCTTGCTGCATCGGAGAAGCGGAAGCAGCGGCCTGAGCGGCTTGCAAATCGCGTCCATACTGAAGCTGTTGCTGCTGCTGCATGAATCCAATTCTTTGGCTCGGTGTAATGAACATGCTGCTAACCGAGAACGGTTGCGCCATACCCACCGCACGCTGCTGCTGAATGAAACTCTGAGCCTGAGCAAGACCTTGATTCTGGAGCTGCATCCCAGTCAACCCCAAGTCGCGAGCGGTTAGCGCACGACCGAATCCAGATGCGCCGCCAAATCCTCCAGACAAAGCTCGTCCAGCGGCAGAGCGTTGAACCTGAGCAGAAACCTCTGGTGAGATTTCGCCTCGCAAGGCCGACCCAATGTTCTTGCCAGCCTGCTGAATCAACTGGTCATAGCCAGGAATCGCGCGACGAAGCTGCGCCTCAAGCTGAGACTGCTCAGCGGCGGTCGTCTTGGTGGCCAACTCGGTTGCAGGCTCAAGCGATGCGATATTCTGCTGAATCGCCTTTTGCTGTTCTCCAGCAAAATCAATCGGCTTCAATTCTGGAACCTTTGGCTTCTTTCCGCCAAAAAGCCCACCAAGCAGGCTTCCCGCTGCGGAAATTCCTGCTCCACCCAAAATTGAACCTACAAGTCCTATTGCCATAAATTATCCTTTTGGTTCAGAACCATTGCGAGAATCCACCGCCATTCAATCCTACACCGACCATGCGTATCGTCGCGACAGCGTCGCCCAGATACTGCATGGTCTGCTCCTGCACAGCTTGAACAGCTTTAGCTTCGTAGGCCACTGCTTCCTGAATCAAATCGTTCTCTTCCTTTCGAATGGCCATGACCATCAGCTTGATGGCATCAGCGCACGGAGGAATAAGGTAGTCATTGACGCTCGTCGCGTTGATGTGGC